GAAAAACGTAAAGACTTAAGAAAGAAAACAATGTCGGCTGAAGAAGTATTCAAGTCTGGCATTCTAAAAGAACGAACAGATACAGGTCGTATCTACTTAGTGTTCGTTGACAATGTTATGAATCAAGGACCATTTGATCCTGAATATCATACAATTTACCAGAGTAACTTATGCTGTGAAATTCTTTTACCTACTAAATCCTTTAAACGTCTGGATGACAGCGATGGTCGTATCGCTCTTTGCACATTGGGTTCAATCAATTGGGGTGCGTTCCGTAACCCAGAAGACATGCGCCGTGCTTGTCGCATATTGCATCGTAGCCTCAATAACATTCTTGACTATCAAGACTTTCTATCCATTCAATCTAAATTATCAAACGATGAAATCAGACCTCTTGGAATTGGAATCACTAATCTTGCCTACTGGCACGCCAAACGAAGTTTCAAGTACGGAGAAAAAGACGCCTTGGCTGAAGTCAAGACGTGGATGGAACACTTATCCTTCTACTTAACTGAAGCAAGTGTAGAACTAGCACAAGAACGTGGTCGTTGCGAACATAGTGATAAAACACGTTATGGTCAAGGAATCTTCCCCTGGGAGTTACGTGCTAAAGGTGTTAATGAGTTAGCTAACTTTGAACCTGAATTGAATTGGGAAGGACTACGTGCTATGATGCGTAGTCACGGTGTCCGTAATGCTACACAGATGGCTGTAGCTCCTGTAGAATCAAGCAGTGTAGTTATCAATTCTACTAATGGCATTGAAATGCCAATGAGTTTGATATCAGTAAAAGAAAGTAAAGCAGGAAGTTTTGTACAAGTTGTTCCCGAATATCATAGATTGAAAAACAAATATCAATTGATGTGGGATCAACAAGATTGTGATGGTTACTTAAAAACAGCGGCTGTGATTGCAGCTTATGTTGACCAAAGCATAAGCACTAACACATTCTACAATCCAGCACATTTCCCTGAACGTAAAGTCCCAACAACATTGATTGCTAAAAACTTGATGCAGGCACATATGTGGGGATTAAAGACATTCTACTATAGCTTGATTAATAAAGCAGGTAGTAAGAGCCAAGATGAAACTGTATTAGATTTGCCAAGTGGCTTTAATGATATGGATGAAGAAGAGGATTGCTTGGCCTGCAAGCTTTAAGGAAAAACAATGTCAAAACAACAATACAACTTAAACACTAAGACAGATTATTTGAATAGAAAAATGTTTTTGGACCCGGAAGGTCCCGTAACCATCCAAAGATTTGAAGAGGTTAAGTATAAAAAGATTGCAGACTTTGAAACAACGGCACGTGGTTTCTTCTGGGTACCAGAAGAAATATCATTAACTAAAGATGCCAATGATTTCAAAGACTCAAGCGATACAGTAAAACATATCTTTACTAGTAACTTACTAAGACAAACGGCATTAGACAGTTTACAAGGACGAGCACCTAGTCAAGTGTTTACTCCGGTAGTATCATTACCTGAATTAGAAGCATTGATTTACAACTGGACATTCTTTGAAACAAATATTCATAGTCGTAGTTACAGTCATATCATTCGTAACATCTATAATGTACCTAAAGATGTATTCAATACTATCCATGACACAAAAGAGATAGTAGATATGGCAAGTAGTGTAGGTAATTATTATGATGCATTACACAAAGTTAATTGTCGTAAAGAATTAGAACTAGATGTTAATGAGAAAGAACATATCAAAGCAATTTATCTGGCACTACATGCTAGTTACGCATTGGAAGCTTTCCGCTTTATGGTATCATTTGCTACAAGTTTAGCAATGGTTGAGAACAAAATCTTTATTGGTAATGGTAATATTATCAGTTTAATTCTCCAAGATGAACTTCTACATAAAGGCTGGACTGCTTACCTTATTAATCAAGTGGTTAAAGAAGATAGTCGTTTTGCACAAGTAAAATCAGAATGTGAAGGTGAAGTATATCAGCTTTATATGGATGTTATCCGTGAAGAAAAAGAGTGGGCTGATTACTTATTCAAGTTTGGTCCAGTTATTGGATTGAATGCAACTGTATTAAAAGACTTTGTTGATTATACTGCTGTAGGAGCATTGAAAGAGATAGGTATTAAATATAATAGTCCTGCACCAAAAAGCACTCCTATCCCTTGGTTCAATAAACATAGTGATACAAGTAAAAAGCAAACAGCACTACAAGAGAGTGAATCAACAAATTATGTTATCGGTGTAATGAGTGAATCATTAAACTATGATGACTTACCAAATATTTAAGGAAAATAATAATGAAAGCAATCGTATGGAGTAAATATCACTGTCCCTATTGTGACCAAGCAAAAGCATTGTTGGGTCAACGAGAAATCCCTTTTGAAGAAAAGAAAATTGGAGACGGGTACACAAAAGAAGAACTATTAGAAGCAATTCCATCAGCACGAACAGTACCACAAATTATCATCGATGGCGAATTGATCGGTGGATTTAACGAACTTAAACAATTTTTAACAAAGGCAGCGTAATGCAAATTTCAATACAACCAAACACAGTATACACATTTAAACTTAACTCAGGAGAAGAACTTATTGCAAAAGTGATTCAAGCCGGTGGTGAGTTTGTGCAGATTGAAGAACCGGTATCTATTGCCCCAAGTCAACAGGGTATGCAAATGATTCCAAGTATCTTTACCGCAGATCCGAAGGGTGAATTTAAGCTAAATACTACTAGTATTGCAATGTATGCAGAGACAGATGACAGTATCAAAGACAAGTACCTAGAAGCAACAACTGGCATTAAGGTACCTAGTAAAAAAATCGTATTGGGATAAAATGGCAAAGTTAAGTCGTGTGGGAGATGCAAATCAAGAGGGCGGTACCATAATTCGTGGTGCTGATACTGTGTTTGCTAATGGAATTAAAGTAGGATTACATGTTAGTCAGATTACACCACACGCTCCTTGGGCTAAAAAACCTCATCCACCACACAAAAATGCATCAACTACTGACGGTAGTCCAACTGTATTTTGTGAGGGGGTACCAGTACTCAGAGTAGGGTCAGGAAACAGTTGCGGTCATAGTATCGTGCAAGGCAGTCCTGATGTTTTTTGTCCATGAGTGATACAGGAAAACAAAGTCCCTTAGGTGTTAACACATTAAGTTCATTATTACAAAATATTGGATTTAATATTAACCCTATAATGATAACCTTTACTGGTTCTAGTACCAGTGTATCATCTGCTACACAATTAGGTAAAATTGTTAATGATACGTGTTTACGATTACTTACATATGCTATTAATGACGCATATAGTAGGGGACTTGTAACTGCGGTAATCACTGCAGGAAGTTTTGTAGTTAGTAAAACTTATATAATAAATTCTGTAGGTAATACTAATTTTATTTCAATTGGTGCCGCGTCTAATACAATCGGAGTATTATTTACTGCTACTGGGGTTGGAACTGGAACTGGTACTGCAGTAGAGGACACATATAACAATTTAATATCTATAGGGGCTAATAGTATACCTGCATTAGGTAATAGTCCACCATCGACATTTAACTGGTCTGGTTATCCTAATTGGGCAAGCAATTACACATATACAAATGAAGTAACACGTTGGGGTTATGTACGATTGTTTGCATTACAAGGTTATAACGAATTTAATTACAATAGTGGACTATCAGCAGATAGCGGGGCGTATAAAGACTTCTTATCCGGCTTTATGTCAAACTATAGTTTTATTGAATCTAGCAATGATGCTATATTAGCGGTACACAATTCACAAGAATTTTTAGATGGTACATATAGTAATATGGACGATTTAATGACAGGTGATATTACTGGTGTTAGTATAGCAACTACTGTATTTGGTCAAGATTTACTTGCTAGTGGTAAAGCTATAAATTTACAAACTATTGCTACATTTGGTTTGCCTAGTAATTTATTATCTACCTTACAAAAAAACAATGCAATTACTAAATCAGTAAGTCTTGCGTTGATTGCAAGTAATATAACGGTAACAGAATTAGAACAGAT